AAGAATGTTGATTTAATAGGCTTTTATACTTACAATATATTTTTTATAAAAAAAACATGTAAACATGTAACCTTTTATATAAAAAGTATCTATAAACGTTATTAAATCAACGTTTCTAAGGGTTACACGTAGCGAAAAAAACATGTAACCTACGTGTAACTACGTGTGGTCAAAGGTTACACGTAGACACCGATTTTACCCAAAGGTTACACCATACGTGTAACCTTTTTTTAAGGTAAAATTCTTTTATAACCCCGGGTTGTTTTTCCATTAACTTTGTACGATTGTTTCTTCCAATCGATTAAATTATCCATAATGAAACTAATCTTCCGCGATAGTTTTTGGTCGTTCGATTCTTTATGGAACAGATTAAACATAATTTCCCTGGTAGCCACCCGATTCATCGGTTGCCCACCCGAAGTCCAGTCAGGACTATTTGCAAAATATTTAGTCGTATAAATGTACTGATCAGTTGTTGTTCTCGTTTCCCAATCCTTAGGAACGGGCATTTCCAAATATTGAAGAATTTGCAGTTCAATCTCATCTCTAAACATGAATTGTTCACGGTATTCAACTAATTCCGCTTCTGTTTCTTTATCAAACATCAAATCCATACCGCTTTTATAAAGGGTGACGGCTTCACCCCAAATTTGTTTCACGACTTCATCCGTTATCTTCATAGGATGCTTTTTCTGTTTGCTGTTACATGCTAGTACAGGTAAGAATCTGCGTTCACCAGTCTTATCCTTGAGGTATTCAACGTGATTGCTTGTTCGTGCTAGAACGAAATTCTTTGCGAATTCCTGCGTTCTGCGCATGTAAGGTTTTCTAAATCGTAAGCTAGTTTTTGAGATGAACGATTTTGTTTCTGCAAAACTCATGCGATCACTAGCGACCATTTCGTCATCATTCACAATTAAATGTTTCAGCATGATGTCGTAGTTGTCTTTGTTTGCAAAATCAGTTACTGCATCCGTGTACCAATGCCCACCTAGCTTTTGCAAGAAAGAAGTCTTACCAACACCTTGACCACCTACCAAATCCAGAACATAGTCAAATTTGACATAAGGCTCATATACTTTGGCAACAGCACCTACCATCCACATTTCTGCAATTTTAGACACTAGAGGGTCCTGGTTAGCTCCTAGATAGACTTGTAGCATTTGTCCAATGCGTTTTCGTTTATCCCAATTTTTCTCAGCTTCTTCCATATATTCTTTAACAGGATTATAGGACCGTTCAGATAAGAAGGTTTCCATGCCATCTATCATCGCTTGAGATGTAAATGCTGCACCCGTGACGTTCTCAAAATAAACTTTGACTACCGATTCAAAATTCGAAGGCAGCTCTCCTTTTTTAAGGAGCGTGTTTCCAAGTTGGATGTCTCTTGTTAATTCGTGCTCTTGAGAGAATTCGTTATGCTTCAGATAGAGATTTAACTGATCGTCAGCTCGAAATGCATTCAACACGTTTACTGGGCTGTTCGTCTTTAAAGTTCCATTGCTGTTTTTTATTGGTTCATAATCCTTATAAAAACTCACTACTTCGCCAATCACAATCACCTCCTGTCTTTGTTAATCATACTTACTACTGTTCTTTCTAATTCTTGCATCGATAGTGGATTCGGAGTGTTGCCATTGGCTATCTTAGCCAACGACAACACATCCATTTCGTCCACTCCTCGCCATAATAATCCGCCCACAAATTTAGCAAGCTTATCATTACGATTCCCTTCATCGCCTAATCCATTGGCAATGATTTCAAATAGTTCTGTCGTTTTAGTCTTTCCGGATGTTCGACCCTTACTAACCCAAGACCTTAACCCATCGCTGTAATCAAATTCACGTCCGTTGGTGATTTTGTACTGCTGGATGATGGCTTCAATTAAGGCTCTAGAGGGAGTAATCATCGTCCCTTTTTCAGGAGATTTTTCCATGTCCCATTCATATTGCCCTTTGTCCGTTGCGGAAGGAGCAACCAACACATAATTGTTCTCATGCGCTTTGATATCCACTCCTGGAAGGAATCCAATCATTTGACTGATGTGGATATCATCACGCTTGAAATAGAATAGGTGCTTACCTCCTGATGCCGTCTTTGCTTGAAGCGTGGGTTCGATTAGGTTTAAATGTTCCCATTTCTTCAATGAATCAAATCCACTGGTTTGTCCGTGCTTGTCAATATCAATCACGAAGAAGTTTGTAGTCCTTAGTGCGATGTTCGCATTCGGATATTGATTCCAAACTTCGTTAATTCCATCAGCATCAAGAGGTGGTTTATCCGCAAATTCAATTAATGGTCTTTTAGTTGTAGGACTAATCGGGATGACCGAGAACCCTTTTTGCTGATACAACAGCGCATATTCTTTCATTGAATGCATGAGATCACCTTATTTTTAGAAAGGTAAATCGTCTTCTTCTACAACAACTGTATTCATCTCGTTTTCAGCATTTTCTTCAATATCATAGTTGCGATATACCTTGTCCTCTTTTCCTTTTGTTTCTAGGATTTTTAATGTGAAGTAAGAACCAACTGCTTTACGTTCTAATGCATCAGCTAATGCTCTGCCGTCTTCAAAGTCGTTCTTCATAACTTTGTCTCCAGCAAGTTCAATCGCTTTTGTAAAAAATTTAATTGTTCGTTCTACTGACCAAGATAGGTCTTTTCCATTCCATTCGGATAATGTTCCGAAAGATACATATTCAGTACGTCCGTTAAATTCACCTTCACGAACTTCAAACGTGAATCCTAAACTTTCCCATCCACTTGGTGCAATGTTGAATTGTACTCGTTTTAATACGACTGTGTAGTCACCGGCTGGTAACGCTGCAGGTCCGTTTACGCTATCTTTACGAGGGTCAAATCCATCTTCTTTAATTTTCTTTGCAATACTTAATAAACTCATTTTTCATTTCTCCTTTAGTTTTAAAATAATTCGTCTTCGTTATTAGAAACTTCAACTGTTTCTTTTTTTGTTGGTTTTGCAGTTGACTTTGTTGCTGCTTGTTGTTTACGAGGTGGTTCAACTGCACCTCTAATTGTTGATAAGATTTTTAAAATCGCTTTGTCATCAACCTGGTCTGCGTAATAAGTCTTACGTTTTCTGTCCACTTCACGGTTGTAGTTATTACCGATTTTTTCTGTGTGGATCATTAAATCCGAATTTCCGTTGATAAGGTTCACATACTTATCTTTTAGACTTGGTTTATCCTTGGTCGCATTCCCGTTATCATCATATTCAGAGATTTGACGGCTGATATAAATAACGTTCATTGGTAATGCTTTGAGGTCAATAACCAATTCTGTAATAGCTTGGTTAAAGAAGTCGTAGCCTTTTCCATACGGGATTTCAGATAATGATTTCAATCGAGGTTTCCCTGGTGGAGTTAGTTCATCACACACAGCGATTTTAATCATCTCGATAACGTCATCAATAACATCGATTACGACTGTCTCGTATGAATGTTCTTGCGTTTGAAGCGCCAGTAAGATTTCTCCTAGCTGCTTAATCACTGAATTAGTGATACGCCCTGATTTATCTTTATCATTCAACAGTTGGATACTTGGCACGCTATTTGCTTCCGCATTCCCATCCGTGTTTAATACGATTGGATTAGGAAACTCGTTTGCTAGGTAAGATTTACCACTCATGGTCTCTCCATAAATGAAATAGTTACGAGGCGTGTCTTTAGGAATTTGTGGTTTATTTTCTGGCAGTTGGAACATAAGAATCCTCCTTCTCAAATAAGTAATTTACAGAAGATAATCTATACAACAATTCTTCTGTTTCTTCTTCGATTTTCTTTTGAACAACTTTTTCTTTTACATCTTCGAAATTTAAAAATTTATTTCTAGGATTCTTATCTTGTTCTGTATTAAAGACACCGAAATTAACACCAAAAGTAGCGAGCGGAATGTCTTCCCCGTCAATTTTGATAGTAATATGTTTAAAAATAGGATGATGGTACATTTTATCTACAAAATCATTCCATTCTTCTTTAAACTCTTCTTTCGCTTTTTCTTCAATTCTTTTTTCTAAAAATACATTGTCCACTTTTTTTCACCTTTCTTCGTAATAAAATTCAATCACGTTTACATCGTGTTGTTGTCTACTTCCTGTTATTCGCCAAAGTAATTGGCGGTAATCGTCATATTCTCCAGAACCTTCTTCAACGGGATCTAGAACAACGATTGTTTGGTATTTGTGCTGCAAGCCATCAACACCGACTCCAAGAACCTGGTTCGTAGCAACTACTACTTTTTTGTCAAGTCCTTCTTGAACGTCTCCGGTCCAGATTCCGATGTGAGGATGTCGTTCTTTGATGACATTTACAATCTGCTTCGACTTGCTAACGATCAGCATGTCATGTGGTGCTCTTTTGATTAATCCATCGAGTTTTAACATCAATGGAGTATCAGCGTTCACTGGTTTGATTTTAGGAAAATCAACTTCTACTCCTGCTTGATTGAGGTATCTTTCAAACGTGTTCCGCCCAAAAGATTGTTTTGCCATTGCTGTTTCACCTTTTACAGTTACTAGATTTAATTTTCTAAACTTGTCTAATATTTCTGGGTTCCCAGGCTCGACAGTTACTGGATAGAACTTAATTTCGTAACCGTTGTTTTCAACAGCGTTTTCGATTTCTTCAATCTCTTCCCATCTGAAGAAGTTTGGAAGATTATTTACGTAGCGTTCATAATCTCTAAAATCCTCCCATTTCTCTTTCGAATAAGTGAATGGATCATACACCATTCTTCCGTGTGCTTTTTGCCAATCAAATTTATTATTTGGATTTGCAAAGCCGAAAATCGTTTTTTCGAGTGGGTAGAAATTTTGCCCTTTTTTTCTGATTGGAGTAGCTGAAAGACCTATCGTGTATTTTCGCTTTATGCGACGATATAGAGTCACTTGCTTCTCCGATGACATATTCTGCCACTCATCGATAATCAGCACGTCACAGTTGAATTTTGAGCCTTTTTTTAACATATTTTGAATACTTCGGTCAGTTGAGATAATAAACTCAACATCCGAATCAAAATTCATCTTTTTAATGGCTTCTTTCCAACCTTCCAGAATCGAAAGACGGTTGTTTGTGATGATGATTTTCTTAGCGTTTTTCTCTTTGGCAATAGCTAGAGCACAGATAGTTTTTCCGCGACCTTAACCGCCCAAAGCTTCAAGAAAAATACCATTTGTTAATCTTGAACTTCGGGATAGTGCCTCCTTTTGCCATTTTCTTAAAATAATATTCGTCAAATTTTATACCTCCAAAAGCTCTGGGTTTTCGTAGATATTGCCGATGATTTCACATCTCATGTAAGCTAAATAAAGAGGATCCCACTTCGGCTTTCTGTCTTGCGATTCATCAATGAATCTGTAAATAAAACTTGCATAAGAACCATGCCATTTGATAACTACTTTTCTGCCTTTGTAATCAACTATATCCCCCTCAAAAATTTCTTGTCCGTTCTTATCAACCAGACCTGTCGATAACATGATGCATTTATAATCATCAAAGTGTAACCAATCTTTTGCTTCTTCAATCCAAATAATAGGACAAGTCCAGTTTTCGTCATCTGTATCACAATTTCCTACCAAAACTTTATAATTCATTTCTTTTCGCATTCTATCCCACGCTCTATACTTCGGAATCATGTTGAATCCTCCTCTTTCATAAAACTTTAGTGTTATTGCTATGCTCATGCACCACATTACCAATATCATCGATAACTTCTTTGATATCATTTCTCATCGCCCAAAACAGTCCGAGTCTAGCTGCTGCACGCACATCTTGGTGATGGCTCTTTTCAAACTTCCACAATCCAAGTCGCTTCAATAATTCATTCGGGATATCTGATTGATAACCTGCGTTTCGTTGCAAAACGGATTCTGGAAAAAGAACTTGAAACAACGCTACATTTTCGAGAACTGAATTATCCTTAGATTTGTCATTGTCTCTAGCTTCAAATTTTTCAATAACGACTACATCCACATCCAAGAAACGACCGACTTCTTCAAACCAATTCCGAATATCCTGGACTTTTGCGGAAGGAACGACCCAATGATTTACTAGTTTGGCATTATCCAGTAGCACAATACCGTTCGTACTACTTGAAACCTTTGCGCTTCCAGGGTCAATTGCTAGAATTCTCATGCTATCTGATTCTCAATCCTTCCGTTTGTTTTAATTCAGCCCCTGGAACTTCAATTCCTCTCTTCAAGATTTCTTTTAATGAAGTCTTATCTACTTTAGGTGGTTGTTGGATTAGAAATTCTTCTGGAATAGCTTTTTCGTCAGTGATATTCACGCTTGCAGGATTCTTTTGAATCGAGAAGTTAAACATTCCGGATTTGAATTTAGTCTTTCCAGTTAGTTTCATGTTGTCTTCTAAATATGTCTTCAACCATTTCACTTTATTTTCTGTAGCTTGACGTTTTGTTTTTAAACGGTCCTCTTCTTCTTTGTAGGCTGATACGTCCGATTCGAGATTCCGAACAAGCTTAGCAATGTTTTCTGCTTTGCTCTCGATGGCATCGTTGATACTGTCTAATGTATCCTTCATTACTTCTGGATCTAAATCCATATTTTGTACGTCTTGAAACGCTAAACTTAATTCATATAAATTCATTTATAAAACATTCCTTTCTGTGTTCCTTGTGGCGCGATGTGGAATGATTTCACGTTGGGAATATTTTGCACTATCGCCATCGCTGCATCTTCCACCGTTTTTCCATAATCCATGTATTGTTCAAAAATTAGCGGATTTACAAAGTCCGCATCGATGTCCAAAATCACTTTTGACTCTGTTCTTTTAATGATTTCGATACGCTTTTTAATATCTCTTCAACCTCCTCGTAGGTTTTAACCCTTGTTTTTCTTATTTGAGGTTCGTATAGATATACCTCGTATGAATCATTCTTCATTCTGATTTGTCCGATAACCTTATTGGCATATAAAACGTTTTGCAGTTTTGAATCCAGTAGGTCATCGTTTAAATA